GCTGGCTTTTGTCCATTATCAAAAGTTAGGTCATCTTCGCTTATCTCGTCTTTATTGATTTCTATTCTTCCGCAGTTAGTGTTTACTTTGGCTGCGTAAGTCATACCGTCTGCTCCGTACCTGTTTTTCATTACGTGCATTCTGCCAGTACCGTTTACCTTGTCCTGTCTTTTTCTTGATAAAGACATTGCAAAGTCCGCAATCATCATTTTGTTATAAGAGCCTGCCGCCTTATCCCCTTCAATTACATCATCTTTAGCGCCCATTCTATTTACTTGGGATACTGTCCACACTGGTACCTTTAACTCTCTTGCCATACCTTTGATTGCTGTGTATACGTCGTCAATAGCATCCTTAGGATCTATCGACCTTGTTTTGCTCTTTAATAAGTCTACGTAGTCAATAATAACCAAGTCAGGAGCGTGACCTAAATCTCTACACTTTTGAATGTGTGTTTCGATAGTATTAGGCGTTGCTTTGCCCATTGGAAACTCTTTAATGATCAGCTTACCTTTTAATTTGTCAATCTCTTGTTGTACCTTGTCTCTATTCATGTGAATCTGTTGTACATCGATTCCTGTAAATAGAGCATCGTATCTTTTACCTACGTAGTCTTCTGATAACTCTAACGTGTAGTGGTTTACTGTGTAACCTAACTGAACTGCGATAGCTCCTAAGTTTACTAATAACCAAGATTTACCTCCGCCTGGATTTCCGAAGATAATGCCTAAATCACCTACACCCAATCCGCCCATTAGGAGTTCGTTTAAGTTATTCCATGGAGTTGCAATTGGAGAACGCTGCTCTGCTCTATATCTCGTTTCCATATCCTTTTCGTACTCGTGACCAATACGTTTGTCTTGACCTGCTTTTAACGCTGCATCAATCATTGGTCTAATCTGATCCCAATCGCCTTTCTCTAAAAGATTAACTGAATTTAAAATTGCGTTTTTTAATTGTTGATTTCTACAGAAGTTACTAAATTCGTTCTGTACGTATTCTCTATCTTCATCTGTCGCTTTCAAAGAGTCCTTTAGTTGTTCTACTACGCTCACCTTTAAAACCTCGTTATCTATTTTCTTAACTTCGACCTGTAAAGATTCCATAGAAGGAGTCGTATGATACTTGTAATAATATCTTAATATTTCTTGAACAATCCATTTGTGTGCAGGATTATCGAACATCTCTACGTCCAAGATATCGTTTATATTTTGTAAAAACTCCTTATCTTTTAATAAGCTAGATAAAACCTTAATTTGGAATCCAATTCCGTATTGTTGTAACTGATTTAAAACCGCCATAACTTATTTATATTTTGATAACTGATAAAAATTATTGTGTAACCATGTTTGAAGATTAGAAATAGAATTACCCAAATCGTCCTCTTCGTATAAGCTCATAAATTCTTTAGATCTAAAAGTCTTATTTGGATTTTCCAACATCTCATGAATTTCAACTATAGAATCGTCCGGTATATTTGGATTGGTTAGATCCATCAACTTTTCGTTTATCTTTAACTGATGTTCAAAGTTCCTAATGCTCATAAATCCTTTTCCCGCTCCGTCTTTTGCCTTGTCCAAAATTTCAGTTAAAGTCATCTTCACATCGTCTACCAATTCTGGATACAGCTTTGTGATAGTCTTCGGTCCTATTCCTTTAATTCCAGGAACATTATCTCCAGAATCTCCAGTTAAAACTTTGTAGTTCAAAAAATTCTCGCTCGATACTCCATATTCTTTTCTCACTTTTTCAGGCGTATAAAAGATTTTCTTCGTAGGCGAATATACAGTAATTCTTTGAGATACGAGCTGTAAATAATCTCGGTCTGAAGACATTATTGTTATTTGTGAATCCATCTGTTGAGAGATATATCCAATAACATCGTCTGCTTCTATCTTGTCTATTGAGATTAGATCTACGGGCAAACACTTCAAATAATCGATCAATCTAACCAATTGATTAGTGATTGCTTCTGACTCTTGTTCTTGATTCTCAAAAGCATCCCAGTTAGTGACCCTGCGTATGCCTCTATTAGCTTTGTACTCTGGATAGATATAACGTTTGTTCGTTGACGAACCCTTACCATCGAACGCCAGAATCACTCTGGTCGGTCTTATTAAATTGATGGCAAAACCAACTGACCTTAAATAGCCCGTTAGTCCACCAACGTGATTCAAACTTTTATTGAAATGTTGTATTACAGTAAACGCTCTTAAAAAAGTGTTTAGAGAATCGATGATTAGAATTCTATCGTTTACCTTTAGATCTTCTTTTATTTCAGCTTTCTCTTGTTCTGTTTTTCCAAGCGAGTCGAAAATCTTTTGGTACTCTTTATTCATTTTCTGATGCGTCAAATATATCTTTAATGTCCTCTTCTGCCTCTTCAACCACGTCGAAGTCTTTAGATCCTAATGTTTTCAACCACTGATGAGAATACTGTTTCTTGTAATTGTCCAAATCCTTCTTATCGTCTGCAATGAATCCGTGTACGGTCATAATAACCTTATTCAATGCAGTAACTCCCGTAACGTGGTTCTTATCGCAAGAAATTTTAGTTCTCTTTGCAAACTCAACCTCTTTACCGTTCTTGGTCGCTTTGATCTTGTTAGTACCTGAGTTGGTTACGTTACCGAATGTAATCACAAGAGAAGAATCGAAGAACATTGTGTCTCCGCCCTTATTCTTCATCTTAGGTTGACTCATAATAGTTTCAGGCTTTGCGACCCAAACTTTATTGATGGCAACGAAAGTGTTTGTGTAAGGCTGACTCTCTTTTCTTGACAATACAATTCTTTGGTTGATAAAATTACCGAACTGTTGAGACATTGCTCCTGCGTTCCACTCGTTGTTGTTCTTGTTAGACTCAATTGATAATCTACATGGGATCGAGCCCACAGAGTCCCAAAAGAAACACAAATCGTAAGGTAAATTACCAGACTTTTGTTCGTCTAAGATATCAGCGATAAAAGCGGATACATCTTCTATACAGTTTAACTTTTCTCTATCAATGAATAAGAAAAATCCTTTATAGTCAGAAACTACTCCGTCTGCGTCAGCAACTTCTTCGAATTGCAATCCCATTTCTTTAGCGTGTTCCCAACTCCATTTCATCTCAGTAATAATAAACACCGGTAGAATGCCCATTTTTTGGGCACTCACCGCTGCTTCTAATAACGCCGTTGTTTTACCGGTGTCTGAGTGGCCACGTAAAAGAGTGATGTGGCCTTTAGGGATTCCTGGGATTTGTAATGTGTCTTGAAACGCTTTAGATAACGGAATCCACTGTTGGTCCTTGAATTTGATGGACGTAGATGATAAGTTCTTTGATCTTTTAAAAGAATCCAAATTGAATTCTGTTTTTATAGCTTTTGATACGGTGCTATTTAACCCTTCTTTAGCCTTTGCCATTTGTGCAGTTTAAAAAGCCCTCGTTTTTAGGTGAGGGCTTATAAATTAAAAGTTGAATAAGTCGTCGATTTTGGAATCGATTTCTGTTTTACTTGTGTTTAAAGTAAAAGCTTGTTTTGGTGCTTCTTTTTCCCAAGGTAGATCTCCTACTTCTTGAGTTTTTTCAACCACTGCGTCAGCATGTTCTTTGATTTCTTCTTCAGGATTCAAATGAGCTCCCAAAGCAGTTTTCATTTCTTCGTAAGAATACTTTTTGAACAATGTGTTAGGATCAGGTTGGTTGTTTAACCACGTTTGAATCTTATCAGCATCTTCTGACAACGATGTGATCTTAGTTCTAACGCGAACTGTAGAAGTGTTGTACATCAATCCTGTAGTTTCTTTACCAGCAGTATCAACTGTGATATCGCGACCTTGAATTGGATCTGTAAAATCACCTACGTCTTCGTCTTCTAAGATAGCCAACAAATCCATGTAGACTTGTTTACCAAATTCCCACAATCTTACGCCTTTGTCTTCTTCACCTCTTACGATGACTGGAACGAATACGCGCAATTTTGGTTCGAACTTCTTAGCAGATTGCCAGTCGTCGCTCTTTCTTAAACCTTGAGCGAATTCAACGATTGGATCTTTTTCGCCGAAAGAAGTCGGAGAAATCATTGTCTTGTTGTTGATACCGTAGTGGAAAAATAATTCCTTGAAAGGGTTCGATTTGTTGTACATAGAAGGTACAATACGAACTAAGTGTTTACCTACAGTAGGTTTCCAGATTGTTAAACTGAAGTCCTTTTTCTGTCCGCCTCTTGGATTTTGTAGGGAAGCGAGCCTAGATTTTAACTGTGAAATATCCATAACTGTTGTTTATTTATATAGCTAATATACTAAAAAAATTCGAAAGAAAAAAATTTATTCTTCAGTGCGTTAAACGGCAACTATCTTGTGGATAGAAGTGTTCAATTTTCTTAGATCGTCACCCTGGGTCAATAGGATAGAGTTCCTGTAATCCTGCCAATTTACCACGAACTTATTATCCAATACTCCTTCGTTCAAGCTCTTAATTAAAGTATTAAGTGCATTTATTGTGTAGAGCGTATTGGACTCCTTTTTTCTGTGTAATAAGATGGTGTTAGGAAGTATCTTTGTATTTGGGCCTTCTATCTCGATATTATAGGTGCACATGTACTCGTCCGATTCTGGAGAGGCTAGTACAAATATCTTATTATAGAGTATCTTGTATTCTTTATTGATCTCTTGCAACCTTTCGTCTAGTAACTCTTTTTTAGCGAATGTGCAAAACAGCTTGTTCATAAGCGATTCTGGTGTTAATTCTATTGTGTTTGTTTCTGTCATAACCTTGTTTAATAAATATATGTGAATGTTTTAGAATGCATAGCTGGTTCCGTGTTTGTGTTTTACTTTCATCTGGCCAAATTCCAATATGGTCTTAATCTCTTCTAGTGTCTTTTTTCCGTCCTTTTTATGAAAATCGAACAAAAAAGAGTCGTATGTGATTAAAATTAGTTTTGTTTTGGCCCCTATATTTTTTAGATAGGACTGAACCTCATCTATCTTATAAATATTTTCCTTTGTCTCCATATTCTGTACTACGTAATTAAACAGCTTGTACTTGGTCATGGCTTCGTCCTTCTTAATTATCCGGCCGGTAGGAAGTTTATATCCTCCCTGTTTGTTGTACTGTTTCCACATCTCTTCTATGTGTTCTGTCATTTTTGCAAAAAATTCTACGTGTTTGTACTTTTTGTCTACTCCACCGTAAAGCTGTTTAAATGTAATGGTTTTTGACTCTTTGTACTCTTCTTCTGTCAGCTGGTCTTTGTCGAAGTATTGTTTTCCCAAATACTCATGAAAGGATTCAGTAGGACACTCTACAGAAATTAATTTAGCTATTAGTCTTAAGTGATAGGCATCGAAGTCGAATTCAACAAGAAAATCATTACTTGGTAAAAAACAGCTTCTAAAATCGTTCTCTTTGGGAATCGCTAAGAAATTAATGCCATTAAAAGAATTTGTAGGTCTGCCTGTTAAATTGTACAAATTGTAACAAGAGTACATCTTATCTTTACTGATAGAATAGCTCTGATCGTGAATCTGGTACTTATCTGTCAAACACTTTACATCAACCTTTATTGGATTCTCCTCGACTGATTTGTACGCGCTGACGAAGTCCTCTTGAGTTTGTAAATCTGTTTCTAGTCCAAAGTAGCCTTTAACGTAATCGTATAAGCACTGGCATCTTTCGTAGTGTTTTGATATGGGAACTAGCTCGTTAGCGATGGGAAGGTGCCCATAACGAGAGTAAAAATCATGGTGTAAATTAGTATCGCAATCGAACTGGTTAAATTCGTTGGTCTGATCTAAGTTAACGAAGTGTAAGTCTATAGAATTGGGTAAATCTAAAAAGTAAGAGTGAAACTTTTTGTCAAGTAGGTAAATAGTTTTGTGTGATTTGAGAAACGAGTGCGCTTCTTCGAAATCCAAAGCGAAAGCTTCGGAGTGTTTGAATGGAAATATATAGCCCTTGTCACCGTCGTTGTAGTATAATAAACTTGGATAAGTTAGTTTTGGGTGAACTCTGTCATTGCCAGGTATAAGCTGCACGAAACACTCGTCTTTTACATTCAGCTTTTTAAACTGATCTATATTTTCTACAATGAAATACATAACCTTTAATTTGACTTAAATATAACGAATCCAATCAAATGTATTCAATTAATCTATATAGTGGGACGGGAGAACTTAGCGTATTCACCACCTATGAATTCTATGAGACCCAAGAAATTTTTTCCTGCATCTTCGGTGTTCTTCTTGTTTACATCTATAATACCTAATCGTATATCATACTGAGAATATCTTTTTGTGTTTAAATCTCCAGTAAGTTTCCAAAACATCTGTGTTACTAAATAAAACGATACGTCGTATCTAACTGTACCATTAGTAAAATCGTTATATTCTTGTGGTGATATTTCTGTTACGAAGCCTTTGCTGTTGATCTTCTTAATAAAGTATCTTATGAAATATCCTCTAGTGTAATCTTCTTCAATCGGTTTTGGATAATAAGAAACCGGTTCCAAAGCTTGAGTTTTTGTAACGTTTGTTTGTCTTGTAAATT